AAGTTGTCCCTGCTAATAGTTTAATGTTTCCACCTGTACTTTGAGCAAACAATACCAATGCTGTAGCAGAAAGTTCTTTAATGACAGCTTCAGTATAACTGTTTGTGGGTAATGATAATTCGCCATCTGTGCCAAAGGTCCAAGTTTTACTTCCAATAGTAATTGCGTTGCCGTATGTAACTTCTTTAGTAGTTGAATTGTATTGTAATACTCCACTAGTGCCGGCATTGTTTCTAATTGGTGCTACATAGAAACTATCGTTTTGAGCACTAACAGGAGTTAATGTGCTTCCAGTGGCATTGAATACAATAAGACTGTTAGCTGAAACACTGCCAGTTGGACCAATAAGAATAGAGCCGTTACCAGTGTAACCTTGTCCCGCATTAGTTCCAATAGTAATAATATTATTACCAGTACCAGCGGCGCCGACGCCAATAGCAACATTACCAATACCAGTGGCACCTGCATTTTGTCCAATAGCAATATTAGTAGGGCCATTGCTACCAGTAGTATTAGTCACCGGCCATGTAATATAATTCTTAATAGATAGTGCCGAACTTTTGTAGTTGACTCCAGAGTCAACTGTAGAAAACACAGTAGTATCGGCTAGTGTAGCTAGCGAGGGTAATTGTGATATTTTAATATTTGCCATTGTTATTCCTTATTCTGTAACGAAATCATCAAAACCTGTTTCTAATGTTAATTGGTCACCATCTTCCAATATGATATTATATTGAGGAAGTGGCAAGTTTATCCAAGGTCTACCCGCCTGTAAGGGCAAGGGTTCTGTATTGTGTGTGGCAACGTTGCCTACATATTGCTCAGGTAACAAGTTAATGTCATAATGGTTTCTGGCACGATAAAATTGCGCATTAGTGTTAGGGTTAGTTAACAGTGCAGAGCCAAATGCATAGCTAACACCTGGTTGGAATATTCCGTCTCTAATGGTAACTGTAACGCCATCACGCGGCTCAAATTGTACATTTGTAACAATCCACGTTGGGTGATCATACACATACCAAAGTTCAGCTAAACTGTCAAATGCGCCGCCGTGATCAACAAAATAAGCAGTAACACCAGCTTCAGTACTGAGATTAAGATGACTACCGATATCCGAGCTGACAGATCCTGGTACGGTTCCATTGCCAGCTACAGTCCATCCTAATCGTTTGGTCTGTGCTAGTTCCAACTTGGCTACTTGCCTAAGTTCTTTGTTAGATAGTGTTGATATGCCGTTGGCTGCCATTTTCTGAGTCCTCTACTGATATTTATCGGATAAGTATAGATATGATTAATCACGAACCTTTCACAAAACTCATTGCAGATTTAAAAGACTCGGGCAAGTATCGTGTGTTTAACGATATTGTACGAGAAACAGGTAAATTTCCCAAAGCTATTTGGTATGGGCCATACAACATTAAGAACATTGTAAACTGGTGTTCAAATGACTACTTGGGCATGGGTCAAAACAAAGTAGTACTAGATGCTATGCGTACAGCATTAGACATGACTGGAGCGGGTTCGGGCGGTACACGTAACATTGGCGGCACTAGTCATTATCATGTAGCATTAGAACATGAGCTTGCTAGTTTACATAAAAAAGAAAAAGCTGTACTATTTTCAAGTGCTTATGTAGCTAATGAATGGACACTAATTGCCCTAGCTAAAATTATTCCAAATATTGAATATATCAGCGATGAAAATAACCACAACAGTATTATAGTAGGTATTAGTCATAGTAAGGCTAACAAAGTTATCTTTAAACACAACGACTTAGACGATCTGGAACAAAAATTAAAGATTAGTTTTGCTCAAGGTAAAACTCCTTGTGTGGTATTTGAATCAGTATACAGTATGGACGGAGATGTTAGCCCTATGTCAGAAATATGCAAGTTGGCTAACAAGTACAAGGCCATAACCTATATAGATGAAGTTCATGCGGTAGGATTGTATGGTAAAACTGGCGGCGGCAAAGTCGAAGAACTTGGGCTTGAAGACAAGATAGACATAGTCAATGGAACCTTGGGAAAGGCCTTTGGAGTACAAGGAGGCTACATTGCTTGCGATAAGATTGTAGCAGATGCCATTCGAAGTGTTGCCGCTGGTTTTATCTTTACAACTAGTATGAGTCCTGTGACTTGTAGTGGAGCATTGGCTGCTATCAAATGGTTAAAGGATCATAATGAAGTTCGTGAGAAACATCAAGAACGTGCTCAATTATTAAAGACTAAGCTAAAAGCTGCTGGGATTCCTGTTATGGACTGTAGTACTACACACATTGTTCCTGTACTAGTAGGCGATGCCAAACGTGCCAAAGCTATGAGCGATGCATTGTTAACTGACTATAGCATTTACTGCCAGCCCATAAATTTTCCCACAGTTGATGTGGGAACAGAGAGGTTGCGTTTTGCACCTACTCCGTTTCATGATGATGGTATGATTGAGGATCTAGTTAATGCACTAGTCCATGTGTTTAATACAAACTGATAAGTTGTGTAACACCAAATACCAGTGCCGCTATTGCTTGTTGATCAGCGGCAGCTTCTTGTAATTTATCAGTACTGATTAAATCTTGTAAGATCTCTTTAGCTTCACTAGGACTTAGTTGTCCTGCTCCAACAGCTTCATGTACTTGTAGTGCGTATTGAGCACGTTCTGCAGCCCATGGATGTCCGCTTTGCATTACTTCTGTTAATACACTCATTTAGAATCTCCCTTGTACTGATCCAGCTAGGATCTCAGTTTGTTGTTTAATAATCTTTAGTTTTATATCGCAATACATAGGACTCACTGGACCTTTGGCTAATCTATCTTGATATTCTTTAACTGTTGTTGTTAGTGTGCCTGTTAACTTACTGATATCTCTAGTAGGCTTAGTACGAGCATAGGTATCAAACCATTCTACATTAATTGCCAATGCACTTAACTGACTGGCTTGATCGGCCTTGCAATCAAAGTGATTAGCTTGTACTTGTATGTCCGTAATAACTTTAGCTTGGTTAACATCCCAGCGGCTGGGAATCATTTCCATAATGCTTGCACAACCTGTCAAGCCCATAAAGGCCAACACTACTAATAGTTTTTTCATTTGTTTCTTCCTGATCTCATGTTTGCTTGCCAATGGGCCAGCTGGCCTTTACGGCCGCCTTGCTTGGCAATTTTTCTTAAGCTGCTAATACTGGCATGTTTGGGTATACCATGTCTAGCACTATCGCCCTTGTCTTGTGGATTCTTTCCGTCAGCAAAATTCTCCGCTATATCCTGTTGACCTTCTATAGTCAATCTGTCTAGTGCTATTGGATTTAATACAACATTTGGTTTCAAGCCTTTAGTGTTGGTATAGGCTACATGCACTTGATCTGTGGGTTCTATAACAAAACTCACACAATGTTTACCAACCCAGTCAGGTTTGCCCACGCTAAACCAAATGCCTATTACAGGAATAAATGGATGTTCATCTGTGCTTAAACGACCGTATTCTCGTTCGCCTGTGGCATCACGACGAGGTTTTAGTCCTCCACTTTTCTTAATTGCTTCTAGCTTATTAGTACAATGATAAACTCGTTTACCTACTATGTCTTGTCCGGGAAATAGATTTACACCAGGAATATTCTTAGGAGGTCTAAGTCCTTGGTAGTTGGTAAATTCTTCGGCAAAGTTCTCATCCAAAGTTTCCCACTCTTCTCCAGCATCACCAACTTTTTGTTGTGCAGCTTGAATTGTTTGTATAGGGTACTGTTTTTCTATTTTATCAATTGCTTGGTTATACATCTGTACTTGACTAGCAACATCTGCTACCATTAATGCTTGACCAAATCCTGGAATAAAATATAGTAAGGTAGACAAGTTTGGAAACTTTTCTTTAAGCTGTGATAAAGGATTTCCTTCAACATCTTGGCCGCCAAACTGAACTTCATCTAACTCATCTAAGAACGTATCTGCAAACTGTTTGCACATTTTGTTCAACTGTTTGTTTTTAGTAACAACTTCTTTATACTCGCCATGATCAGCATCTTGAGTTGGATCTTTGTATCCACAATAAACATGTTTAAATCCATGGTGATTGATTAGATCAGTACAGCTCATACCAACACGACTCTCAGCTGTGTCATCATCTTGTTCATTGCAGGGACTTAGAGTAGTAATCATGACACTGCCTTTGGGAATCTCACCATAGTACTTTTGATATTCTTCAATTACTGCTCGTTCAGCATGTACACGCAATTGACCTTTAGGATAGTTTAACTTGGCAACAAATTTACCCTTTGGAGTGAGTATACCAGCTGCAACCATTCCATAGTATTCTGGAGCTGCCGCTTGTCCTTTCTTAATTAAAGAACATAACTCAGCTAAACGATCATCTAGCTGGTTCATGTCCACTGATTCAAATTCTACTAGTCTCATTATTTTTTTGCAGTTTTGGCTGCATCCTTCCAAGCCTGTGCTGTAGGGGCTTTGGGACTGCTAGCAGGTCTACTGGTGCCGGCCGCCTTGCGTTTGTTCACATTGTAATACAGGCCATGCTTTGCAGCCTCCGTCACACCTTCATCCGCGGGCATTGCCCAGTTTAGTTGAGGGAATCTATGTCCTAGTTTTTTCGCGGCTCGCATCCCTTTTTGTTCTGCTTCTTCTTGTGAACCTGCACGAACTTTTACTTTATCAGACTGATGCGGACCATAATCAAAACTAACTTCCCATACCGTGTTTGGATCAACTTGATCTCTTGAGCCTTCCGCCATACCTTCGTTTGGCACACAGTTTCGAACCTGTCCGCCGTTCTTGCCTTTCTTGGTACCTTCGGCATGCTTGCCTGGCCAGCACTTGGTAAAGCCATTGCTGTCTTTAGCACCTTTCTTAAGTTCAGCAATCATGCGTGTACCTTCAGCAATCATCTGTGCCATCTCATCAATGCTTTCACAATTCCAACGACGCAATGCCAACGCTTTAGGAGTAGGCTTGCCATTAGGCTTTTTCATTGGGCCTTTATTGCCGCTCATTCTAGCACAGAAACTCTTACGGCGTTTTGCTGCTTTTGATCCTGCTTTTAATTTGCTAGGTTTAGTAGTTACGGCTGTTTGTAATTTGCTACCTGGATGTTCTCTACGATAAGCGTTAACGGCCTTACGACTAAGACCGTTGGTCTTGTCGTGGTGATTGACCTTGTTCCAATCTTCGTTAAGTAGTTCGTTGATTTTCATAGCTTGTTAATCTCTTCAAAAGTTAGAGGTATACCAGCTAGGCCGCACCCAAACAACGCCAATCCAATGTATAGTTGTTTAAACAGGGCTGTAAGGGTTTCTTGGTCGATCATATCCATCATCCTCGGGGTATACTGGATATTTATCAGGTTCAGTCGGCGGAAGCGTTGGCTCCGCACTTTGCTCGTTTAGCATTAGTTAGTGCTCCAAAGTTTATTGGCCATTCTTGTCCCGGTGCTAGCTCAACAGCACCTTGTGGGAACGCATACTTAACTCCAGCTTCTTGCATGATCTGTGCAACTGGCTTACGGAATACAGTTAGATCGTTACCTAAGTTAACATATGGCTTTGTGTGTGGAAATGCCCAACCAGCGATTTGTTTGGTTTGGTTGTTAATAACAATCTTATAATATCCGTGTGGAACAATAACTCCATTGCCAATACTAGGATCACCAGCGCCATAAAATGCGCCAACGTATATAGTAAACGGTTGGTTCAGTTGTACGGCCCACCCGCGGACTGATGTCTCTAACAACTTCCAGATTCCCCTGTTTAAAGAACCGTGTTGTGGATACATGTTTGTCATTAAAAAACTTTCGTACTCCACTTGCTGTGTCCAACTTAGGTCGCCGTCTGGAGCGGCATGCCCTTTATCGTAACCTGTGCCAACATAGTCATCTGGACGAGCACCTGTGCCGCCTAATGATTGGTCGGCAACAAAAGCATTTGTGCGTGGAAAACAACCTAATGCGTTCTGTGGTAGTAGTGTATAAGCAACATAAGCAGGAATCTTTACAGGAGCATCGTATGCTACTAGATATGCTTCACGGCAAATAGGTTGTGCTGGTCGTGCTGTTTGTGCGAATCCATACGGACTGTGTACCTGACATGCTTGTGGTGCTAAGGGCGCACGTTGCTCCCAGGCTTGTGCTAGTCCTGCTGATAGTAGCAGAACAATGGCTAAAAATCGTTTCATATAGTACTCCAATTAAGTACTACTATTTACCTAGAAACTATTATTGAACCAGCCTATTCGGCGTCCTTCAGCAATACGTCGATCATGTTCTTCTACACTGCCTGGAAAACGCCAAGCCCACACAGCTACACAGAACATGAATATGCCTGTGTAAATAATACCGCGAGCAGGTACATTGGTAAAATACATAATAGCCAAGCTGGAGCTCATCATGGCTAGCATAAAGAACTTCATCTTAGTTGGGAATACACGCTTCTCGCCCCAATTGGTCAGGAAAGGTCCAAAGATTTTGTGATTGTATAACCAAGCATGCATCACAGGTGAACCTTTGGCAAAGCAATAGGCCGCAAACACCACAAAACAACTGTAAGGTATACCGGGAGTGATTAACCCTACATAAGCCATGCCTAGGCTTAAAAATCCCAAGACTTTCCAAAGGAATCTTTTTATTGTATGAATTGTAGCCATTCTTTATGTTTAATGTTAAATGGTAACTTTTTACGTTTACCTACTAGGTCATAGACATCAGGTTTGTAAGGTTTGATTTTTGGTTTCCAACCTTTAACTTGATCGCTCTTGTTAGCGTTGCATGGTCCGCATGCTGTAGTACAGTTTTCCCAAGTACTCTTACCGCCTTTGCTTACTGGCAACACGTGGTCTAGTGTAGCATCTTTACGTTCAATTTTGGCGCCGCAATACTGACACTGGCAATTGTCTCGTAGGTACACATTGCTACGACTAAATCGGACAGATTTTTTAGGTTTCATGTACTCGCGTAACATCATTACACTGGGCACTTGTGTTTCCCAATTGGCTGAATGCACTATCCAATTCTCGTGTAGGTACAATACATCGGCTTTATCTAAAACCATGTATCGAATTGCATCTTGCCAGGTAATTGTGCTCAACGGCATCAACCCCACTGGGTTTCCATCTGCGTTGAGCAAAAGACAATCGGACATTTTAATACTCTCATAGTTGTGTTACAGACCCAACCTAAGTATTTATTATACACTAGATTACAGTTTATGTCAATAATCGTTGTGCAAACTCATTAGCACTTTTATCCAGTGCGGCGCACCATTGATCTGAACCGTCGGACTCAAAAGTTAATTCCAAATCTGCGCTTGTAAGACACCAGCTATTTTCAATCTTCCAAGGATGAGTTCCAGCTAATTCTCCTTGAAGTTGTCCTGGAGCCCACCCGCACATTCCTAAAAATAGTCGCCAATGTTTGGGTTCATCCCCATCTCGTAATCTTGGAAGTATATCGTCTGCACTACTTAAACTAAAATCTTTATTGATTCTAAGTGTGTTCTTACTCAACCACTCTGTTGAATGAAGTAGTGTTAGACTTTGATTACTTACAGGACCGCCAACATACATCATACCAGGTAAGTCTAATTCCATACCTAGCTGTTCTCCAAAATCTCTAATAGATAACTGACTTTGTTTGTTTAAAACAATGCCTAATGTTCCTTGTGGGGATTGCTCTGTAATCATTATTACAGTTTTGTGCCAAAAGTTTCCTTTAACGGCGGGAGGAGCGATTAACAAATTACCTAATAAATTCATTAGGTATTTAGTTATGCAAATCGAGACACTGATTGTTTTACGTCACCGATTGTAATTTTACCATCACGATCACGATCTAGTCCTTTGTTTTGCTTGTAGACTAAATCGCTACTTAGGTTTGTTCCAGGGACTTTGCCACCGCCTAATTGTCCCAACACAAAGTGATCAGGATATCCAATAAACTTTGGCATAAAGGTTGCCATGTATAGATCCCCAACTGAGCCGTCACCAACACCTGTCATTTTGTAGTATTTGTAAACATAGTCTAGTTGTTGAACACCATCCATCTGTTTCAATTCATCAGTCGTTGTTCCTAATCTACGTGCTGTGTCAGGCATAAACTGTATAAGACCAGTGGCACCAATACTGTTTTGTATATGAGGATTAACTCCTGATTCTTGTTTCATAACAGCTAATAGAGCATTAGAAGTTGTTCCTAATGCTGTTGCTACTTTTGCAAGTTTTTTATTAAAGTCTGGATCCTGAATTGTAGTTGTATCTACTTTCTGTGCATCAACACTATTTGGACGAGACAATACATCTTTGTATTTTGCAGCAATGTCAGGTTGGTGATCAGCAGCACGTCTAGTGAATGGACCTAGTCTACCATCTATACCGTCTTGATTAGGACCAAAATTACCTAAGTTTTCGCCTTTGGCTTTTAGTTCGCGTTGTAATTGCATTACATCTTTATCAACGGCTTCCTTTAATATTTCATAGATTCTCATAACTGATCTTTCCTAGTTCCGTAGTCTGGTAATGGGCCGCCGTATTTACGACCTTTAATACGTTTACCGCCAACAATGACTCGCACTTTACGATTACCTGATGTAATTAGATGACTCTTTTCGCCATCGCGAGCACGAAGTCCTTGGCTCTTACAGCTAGCTAAGTTACTGGCTCCCATTTTGCTGTCCGGCTTAGAACTAACACATAAGGCGCGGCTGGCTTTTTCGTTTATAAATTCGTTTGCTCTCATACTGTATTTATTGATTTAAATACTCAAAGACATTTAGCCACTTGCGCTTTCCAATAGTTTCTTTAAGGTGTGTTAAATCTGCACATGTTTTGGAACGCATACGGGCTTGTTCTTCTGCAGGAATTGGCTCTAGTTCAATATGAACGCCTTCTATTTCAGCAATTTCTTCAGCGATATCTAAGAAGCTATGTGCAAGTCCTGATCCAACATTCCATATGCCCGAACCTTTAACTTCTTTGATAAAATCAATGTGTAATCGACAAACATCTCCTACCCAAGTCCAATCTCGTTTGATGTTCTCTGCGCCTTCCCATACTGTAATCTTGCCTGTTTTGCGGGCTTCTTCTCTCCACTTGTGTATTATGTTTGAACGGGTTCCGCGAAGATGCATATATTTTCCGTAAACATTAAAGTAACGAAATCCCTGTACAAATATACTTTGTGGCTGTTGAAATACCCAGCGATCAAATAGATACTTACTCCAAGCATAAGGAGTTTGTGGATTGCAAGGAGCATACTCGCTAAAGTCTTTTGTATTACCGTAGACACTACTTGAACTTGCATATTGCAAGTGTACTCCGTGAGTATTACATTCTTTAAACAACAACTGACTGAACTCTAAATTTTGTTTTAGAATTCTATCAACATCTGGATTTGTCATATCGGCAATTGCACCTAAGTGTATTACCCAATCGTAGTTTACTATATCAGGTAAACTATCCGGATCCCAGTCCCAGCCGTCAACTTGCCAGTCGGACTCGTGTGCCATCCAAGCTAACATGTTCCGGCCAATAAAACCATTATGGCCAGTTACTAATACTCGCATGTTATTCTACAATTTGTGAAAATCTATTTAGAAAAGCTTCAAGTCTGCAGGTAAATTCACTATCGTTTTGATTACAATATTTGACCCAGGGATCGCTTTCTTCGTTTGGGTTCCAAATTGCTAAAATAGTAAACTCTTCTCTGCTGTTAGAGCCAACCCACTTTGATCCTGTTTTAGGAACAGAATTAATTCTGTCTTCTGATGTAAATGTTGTCATAAAAATTGTCCTGGATTGCTTTGTTCTAATTCGTCTAGTTTATCCCAGACAAATTTTAAAAGTTCTTTTCCTACTGGTAAATCATTACTCATTAATAATGTTAATCGACTTAGCAACATTCCTGATATTTCATGTGCTGAAAAATTATCTTGTTGCTCCATTATTAAATCATCTAGTTTTCTAAGAAATTCTACCATTTGTAGATCTTCATTGTTATTTAAATTTTTCATACCATGGAGTTTTTATTTTTTTGTTAACGTTTTCTAAATACTTTTCATATAGGAACGGACTAAACTCTTTTTTAGCAAACTCAGCATCCTGAAGATTTTCCGGAGTTAATATGTGTTGAATAAAGCCTGTAGTTAGATCTAACTCTGCATTATTAACTAATGTTTGATAAATTTTTTCAGTTAATATTTTATGATTGCTTAAACACAAGTGTCCGTATCTTGCATCATATGCCTTAAATGTTAAACGGTCTTTTGGATCAACTTGCTCCATAGAGCTAACATGTTCCGCTAATGCGCCTTTGCTAAATTTTAATTCTGGAAAATCAGATGTTTCTCCTATGAATTGATCAAATCCAAAGATAACTAACGGAGGTTTCCAACCTAGTTGTCTAGCTGTGCTAGCTAGCCATCCTAATCGCATTTTTACAGACAAGTTATCTAATTGAGAACGTTGTACATATCTAAAATAGTCAGCAGCAATTTTAGCTCGTTCAGTTCCTATTGCGGCATCTAAATCTATTACATTTGGATTTGTTATGTCTGGGCGGTCTTCAAAAAACCAAAATCTACCTGGACTGGTTAATAGAACAATTAACTGATCGTCTGAAGTAATAGTTGGCTCAGTTTTGTCTTTTAAATCGTGCAGAATTCTCCAATTAAAGTCTTGACTACATCCCCATAGACTAACGTTGACTATTTCTAAATTTAGTCTTTTGGCTATGTCTACATGCCAAACATTTTCATTTTGATCCGCGGGCATTACATAGGTAAAGCTATCTCCTGTGATAAACAATCTACTCATATGCTATTCCTATTACGCCATATTGTTCGATTTTTAAGATATTTTTGATAGTTTTCTTTACCAAATTCATCTGAAGTAAAGTTTGTATTTTCAAGTTTATCTTTGGTTAGGATTTGTTTTATAAATCCTTGTGTCAAATCTAATTCTACATTATTAACTAAAGACTCGTAAACTTTCTTAGCAAAGATTATATGATTGCTAAAAATCATATGATGATATCTAGCATCCGATCCTTCAAAGAATTCACGCTCTGTATGATCTTCTTGTTCTTGTCTGCTGACATTTTCATTAATATTACCTTTACTAAACACTAATGATTGGTAACTATTGTCAGAACCGTAATCTTGTCCAAATCCAACAATAACTAATGGTTTGCGCCATTTATTATGATATGCTGTGTGATCTAGCCAACCTAATCGATTCTTCACTGACAGTACATCTAATTCCGGTCTTTGGATATGTTTAAAAAAATCTTTGGCTATTTTTGCTCTTTTAAATCCAACCATCTCAGCCATGTTGGTTATTTTTGAATTAGACGCTTCGGGCTTGTCTTCAAACAACCAATATCTATCAGACTTGGTTAATAAAACTATAATATAGTCTTCTGGAGATATATTTGTTTTACTATCTTCTAAGTATTGCCAGCAATAATCTTGGCTGGCTCCGGAGATACTACCGTTCTCTACTTGACAATTAAGCTGGGCGGCCAATTGATTAATCCAAACTCTCTCATCGTTATCATTTGGAAAGATATAGCTATAACTATCTCCAGTTATCCATAACTTAGGCATTGATAATCATCCTTGCTAGACCTATACTATCTAAACTAACTAATAAGATATAGTTAGCTAACATACCAAAGCTCTGCCTGCTCCAAGCAGCCCATGCATACAAACAGCAACCAAATATCCATATAGGGTATAAGGTCAGTAAAGGCGGATTAGGAACTGTTAACATCATAACAAAGCTGTTACCTATGCTAATAGCCCAAGCTAAGACTTCAATCATAAAACGTAATGGATAGGTTCTATAGTCATCTTTAATCCATTCGAGTGTGGGTCTGAATATTGTATCAATCATACAGTAATTATCGCATAGGGGTTAGTCACTAGAGATTTATGAAATTATAAAAACACTAATCAAAAATTTGAGCATTGGCTATATTAAAATTATTTTTATATAAATGATTAACCATTTTTGAGTATAAAGAAATTACCTTGGCGTCATTTTTTTGGGAGCCTTGATGAACATAATATACAATATCTCGTTGCGGTTGCATTATCAAATATTGCCCACCGTAACCCACAAAGAAAAACCCGTATTTTTCATCACACCAAGTCCAAATTTGATAACCGTAACATCTTGTTGGAGAAACTTGCTGTTTTGGTTTAATAGATTCTCTTAGGTATTTCCCCATACATGATGAAGGGTCTTTGTAAAGACTGTTAATATAATGGCCAAGTCTAATATAGTCCTCGGGAGATGCACTAAAACCGTTGTAGGTAGCGGCTTGATTGTTTCTGTTTCTTAACCATGATGCATCGTGTTCGGCACCAACTAACGCCCAAATAGATTCATGAAAATATTCCACAAATTCTTTTTTAACAGCTCCTTCAATTATAAGTCCAAGGGCAACTGTATCATAGTTATTATATTGAAAAACTTCTCCGGGTTTAAATTTTTTATCATCATTGGCAATCATATCATCAACATAATCTTTATATTTCCAACCGCTATATATAAAACTATTTTGAAATTTGACATGTTCGGCACTCCAACCAGACTCAAAGTTCCCAACAGCACTGCCGCTATTCATGAGTAACACTTGTTTTACAGTTGAGTTACCCCAGGATGTGTTAGCTAAACGAGGAACATATGTTGTTACACTATCGTCAAGACTTTTAATGTTTCCTGCACAATATGCTTGACCTATTGCAAGCGAGGTTAGGCTTTTTGACATTGAAAAAGCTAATGGTGTAGAATCTTTCAAGGAATTCTTAAGGTACTTTTCTAATACAATTTTCTTATTAACTGAAAGCAAAACAATCCTAGTTCCTTGCGAATCCATAATTTCTTTTACATCATCAGTTACGGATGGAATTTCTTTCTCAATTGAAAGATTTTTTGACAAACTTACAGAAGTTTTAGCACTATTCGATTTCTTAAAAAAATAAGTATTGTTAGTAAAATTAAATCCAGTGGCCCAATGATCCAAAACACTTTCGGATTCTGCCAACGACGTAGTTGTATAGATTCCAAGAATTACAATACACAATAACTTTTTCATATTCTCTTTCTGTAAAATGTACCTCTTATAAAAAAACCACCCGAAGGTGGTTTAGTTTTTCAAACTATTCTAGTATTAAACTAGACCAAGTGACATTGCTTTGTAACCAGCGGCAACGATCTTGCGGCTTGGTTGACCGATAACATACTCTGTTACCTTAGCGTTGTTACCAGCAACACGAGTGTTTGCATAAACTGCATAACCGTTTTGACGGATGCGGCTTACTTCAGCACTGATGTTCTTGATGCCAAAACGTTTTGCGGCTTGAGCGGCTGTAACTGCTTCGCCGTTATACATTGCGTTGAACAACTTATAAGTTTTTGTTTCTGGATTGAAATATTTCATTTTTTGTTTCCTTTAGATTATGCTGAAATTCATCAGCTGTATCTATTATAACAAAGTGTTTAGTTATATTCAAGCTGTTTGGCTATCTTGTTTTAACTCAGGATGCCAAAACTTCTTGCCAGGAAAACGTTTTGCGGCCAATACTATGGCTTGATGTAGATTACCAGCTTGCGCTAGAAACTCACCGGTAAGTTTATCATAACAGTAAACTTGATCGTTGGCATGTTGCACATCAACAATGATAGCATCGTCTGGGATAACCGTTGCTTCTACAATCTCTGCATCATTAATGGTTTTCAATTTGTTAATCAATTCTATCATGCCATCTGGGTTTTTAATCAAGTTTTGCATAATCTGATAAGCACGAACATGTCCGCCAACAAAATGGCCAATCCAATAAGCTGCTGAAATGCCTAAAATCCATGTAATCCACGTGTCCATAATTTTCTCCGGTTAGTTTATTTACTGTGATTAATCTTTTAAGCTCTCTAACATAGCAATTTTGGCGATCTTTTCGCCAAAGTCTTCGTTTTTACCAATGATATAGATATCATGGAAGTGTCGATCCTTTTGACGATCATAACGGCTGAACTCCACAACCTTGCCACCAATAGCATTATATACTTTAAACTGTAGTGTAGGATCAGCACCTACATCACGTGTGCTAACAGTATTCAGACCACGGCTTACTTTAGAATTTGAATAAATTTGTTCAGGTTCGTCGTGAGCACTTAATACCCAATTACGCAATTTGAGTTTTAACCAATTCATTTTTTACCTTCTTCTAATTCTGCATCTTGGCGTAGTTGTTCTTCCATCCAAAGCATTTGAGCATGTTTGAAACCTTCTTCAGTCAACCCATGCCAACCAATACACTTACCGGTCGGGCTACGGCCACAACCACACTTGCCAAACTCGTTGGCATCTTCTTTAACTCTTATTTGCATCTTGTATTCTCCTTATGATTTCTTCTGCTTCGGCGAACTCTTTACGTTCAAGCCTTGCTTCGATTATCTTTTCAAAGTCTTCGCGCAATTGGCGTAGATACGGCCGCATACGATCTGTTGGATAGGGTTGTGTCCAACGAATGGTATAAAGATATTTTGGTTCCATTGTTACTCCATTAAGATAAAAACTAAGGTGGTAATCAATGCCCAGCCTAGATTGCCGGTAAGCACCATTGCTACGGGTAAAAGCCAATGCATAAAAACCTTTCTTGAGTTGTATAAGTTATTATACAGTCAAAGAGGCGTTTGTGTCAACTTGATTTCCCCATTTAAGAACCCAAAACGAGTAGTCTACTCCTTTGAGAAATGCTTGAACGGCATATTGGTAGCCATAATTGGCAACATCGTGTTGCCTGTGCCATACTGGAGTTTCTATGCTCTTCTCCATGACAAACTTACCCATTTCACTAGCTTGCCATTCCCAAAGCGATGTAGCCGCATACAAATCTGGATCTTCTACTTCACCCATTCGAAACCTGTGTACTATTACTCTATGTATTTGATGTACACGATCTTCTAGTACCATATAGTCGTTTAACTTAGTACCTTTGCGTTGTCCTAAGTGTCCTTTTTGATAATAGTGATCTTTAAGGTATTGTGTCGTAGTAAAATCTCCGTTTGGTAATTTGATTACACTACTGTTCATTACCAAACCCATGACACCATAGAGTATCGTGTTCCAGAAATAATAGGAGTAACTTTATGTGGATATAAAAACAAACTAGGAAAAACCATAACATCTCCAGCATTGAGAGGGATTGGTTGATCTTGAAACATGACAAACTCTCCGCCTTCAAAATCATTGTTAAGTAATGCAACAATACTCAATATAGGTATACCGTTCCTAGTACCATCAAACACACCAGATGTTTGATCGCAATGTTCTGTAATGATTGATGTTGGTTTATATATGTTAAACTTAGGCAAAGTATGCCCGTTCCATCCTTGCCACCATGGAAATCTATAATGACTCGTATAATTGAATATAGATTGCCAAATTGTTTTCATTAACTCTGTTGAAGTTTTTAGTTGCTTGTCTTCGGTTATTTGAAATTCGTAACGCTCTTCCTCTCCAGGCATAGTTACAGATTCTTGACTATATGTCTTAAATGCTGATCGACTAACATCCATAGTTGACAACTCATCAATTGTCGCTTTACAGACTTGTAAATTTAATAGTCCTGGGTAAATTTGAATATAATCTTGTAGGTTCTTTTTCATGTTTTTACATTGGCAAGTCAAATTGTATTGGGTCAGGTTTCTTTTCTATAGGTTTAGTCGGCAAAGGTGGCGTAGTAATTAAACCGTTTGCCAATTGACTACGCTCGTTAACATTCTTCTGCCCTAATACTGCAATGCCATAGTGACGCTTGTCCTTTTCAACTAGCATGACAACACATCGGCCTGCTGGATTAGTAAACCCTGTCTTACTAATTAGTATATTATCAAACTTGAAGATACTAGGATTGGTATTATGCAATTGGATATGTATGTACTTCTTGCCTTTAGGGATTAGGATCTCTGCTGTTTTATCATCTGCATAGTTTCTTAGTGCTTCATTGTCTTTAATTGCTCCTAAGAAACTGATCAACTCATTAGCTGTACTTACATTATTACGGCTTAGGCCTGTGGGCTCTTCAATACTGGTATGTATCAGGCCACGACCTCGAATGTATGCGTTAGCATCTTTGATAAACTCATTAAAGCCGCCAGGGTAAGTATTGGCCAATGTTTCAGCGGCACGATTATCACTGCTAATCATCATGGCCTTCATCAAGTCATGCCTACTGACTAGCATGCCATTAGGAAAGTGTCCGCCACTTTTACCGTTGACTTTTACTTTTTCGTTTAGATCAGCACCGCTTCGCAAAATAGTAATAGCCGTAAACAACTTAGTAATACTGGCAATAGGTCTTACTTCATACGTATTAAATGATACTTGATATTCGCTTTGGTCGTAATCATACAATGCATAAGCACCGTCTGCAAATACACTTGTACTAATAAAGCAGATTAAAAATAATAGTCGTTTCATCATGTCCTCAATTCAAACCACATCCAATCCTTTTCATCTCTGAAGTAGATTTTGTTATTGTTGTGCCACCAGCGACTTCCTGCGGGCCCAAATGTTTCCACCATCCATGCTAATATATATGTAGGAACCTTGTCCACATGCACACAATGGTATTCGTGTGTCATTTTGTTTTCTCCAGTGGACCACTTGTTACTGGTCTTGCCCACGGGTTATTATAGTGTACATAATCTTGTTTAGGAGTAGAAGTAAGATTAAAATAAAGTATTTCAACCATAGCCACTATAACCAGGCATTCTATTACAATTTTCATACTGATCCCCAGCGCAACTTAAACCAGTTGGCATCTTTGCTATCTTCAAAGATAAAGTCTCTGCCATTACGTTCAAAGGCTTGTTTACAGTTCTCTTCTAACCAATAAGATATATCAATAGCATGATAATTATCTATTAGTCGCGGAAGCATAACACGGTGCCATCCCATGCCTTGGAGCATGCCCCACAGCACTTCTCGGTCAATGTCATTGGCCATGGCCTTGCCAGCTTTGTTGAGAATTTCTTCTTCTAATGTCATTTACGAGCCAACTCCAAGAGTATAACATATTTTTGATAAGCCTTTTCCACTGCGGGATTGGCATCTCGTACTGCTCGGTCCCTAATTTTTTCCCGCCATACCTGCTTACCCTGCTCAGCATCATCAGTAAGCCGTTGCATGTGTTCCTGCTCTGCCAGTAGCCTTGCTAGATTGTCCGAAGTTAGGTGTATAGCTTTCATGGGAGTTATCTTGGTGTCCATTTGGAAACTGTCTCTATCATAAAAGTCCTGATGATAGGAACTGGGTCTCACATACTGGTTGTACTCGCGGCTGTCTTCCACACGGCATTCAAACTTGGAGATAAAATACTCCAAGTCTCCAGCACGGTCTCTATGTTTGACCTGGTTATAATAATCATAGTTATTTTTCATGATGCCCACCTAATTAAGAACATGGTAACGTGCTTTTCGCTGGGAAACTGCCAAACATTGAAACTCATTCGCTTGCCGCAGTTAGATTCAATACTCCAGGCCTGTACGGGATCCAAGTCTGACTCATTCAGTCCACGCTCAAATCCACGAGGTGCCACATCATCCACATAGGCTTGTAGTTTGAGTCCTGGTAATCGTTGCCATTTGATTTTGGGAGTATATGTGATGCCCATGGTGGTGTACCAGTTTTGTAGCAAACTATTCACATAACTCTTGCCCATACGACGGCCGCTTGTTAGCAAATATTTTCCAGCCATGGCTTGCATGCTTCCCAAGTTCGATAGATGTGTGCTTGCCCGCCTGCTTTGATCCAGTCTTCGCAGTTGCTAGTACGGTCGTCAATTAAGATATCACCGGGCTTGCAGTGACGCCACTTGTCGTGACTGAATGGTCCAATGAATACAGTAACATCTGGAAAGTGTTCGTGTGCCCACCATACTTTATCACTGGCGGTATAGGGCATTGAATAATCGTGTGGTAATGCGGTGAGAAAGAACAAGCCATCTGCCCTCCCACTTGCCACAGCATTACGACAATATTCAACTAGTTCCTTTGCACCTTCTTTAAGTGGCAGGTTGCGATAGAAATGACTGTTGTGTTTGATGCGATCCCAATCTTCTTGTGGGATGCGTTCGTTGTCTTTGTTCCAACGCATCTTCAGCATATCTTGTGCGGCTGTGTGCCAATCTGCAACCACATCATCCATGTCTAGATAGATAATCATTTTGGTTCCTTGTGCTCTACTACCGGTTCTTCACGAGTAATATACATAGGATGATTCATCATCTTCATCCATTGCACAGGTTGCCAATACTTATGAAAGATATTGTTTATTACAACAATACCAATAACAATAACAACCAATGCTATCATTACCAATATACTTCCTGCCAACATGTTGGCTGCGTTACTTACATCCATTATGTTTGTCCTTCTTTAACATCTTCTTTAGGAATATGATCAATCCATCGTAGGATAAACCAATCACGCTGTGCTGTTGTTCTAAATGACCAAAAGCCTGGACCCATACAGGTTCCGCACTTGTTTTCTTTTGCCCAAGCAACCATTTCTTTTGCAAGTTCGTTTGATAACTTGTCAGCTTTAAAGGTAATCCCCGGCAATTTCCACATTCCAACTTCTACGTGCTTCAATTCAATCACACCTGGCCTTCTGGCATGACAAATATAGGCATGCGATCCTTATAGCCTTCAAACTCAAAATTATCTAGTAACACAACTAGATTCTCCAGTTCATGAACGGCCTGTGTTCCAGTCATTTTGTTCTTGCCTTCAATTAGTAGATATTCTACAGTATCTTTGGGAGTATAGTCTGCATCTGCTGTTGTTTGAAAGCGGAAAATGTGTTTTAGGTCATCTAGCGTCATATGGGTATTTCCTTACAATATCTACAAATAGTTTTAACAAGTCGTCATCACTCATCAAATGAATATCAATTTGATTAGTTTCGAATTCGTATTCGAGATTAACTTCCCAAATATCATCAATGTACTCTAAGATCAGATCTCGCATTTATTAACTCCGAAAACTTTAACAAAAACATAGTATACTTTCTTTCATTGTAGAAATCAAGACGAATGGAATGTTCACCGTAGCCGCCATCTGGCTTGATAACCCATTCGTTATGCTCACGTACAGTAAAGCCTAATATGCTACGCATTTTGCTTTTGAGCATAAACACACTCTTTGGATGCTCTGTGTGCAAATCCTCCCGGATTTGTTTCCATTGCTCAACAGTAAGTTTTAACGTAGGCATTGTTAGCATCGTCCCAGTGGCGAGTATCGTATATGCGGAAATGAACACCATAGCCCAGTACGCCCATGCTGAACTCAAAGCCAGCATGATCCTGCTTGCGTGTCCAACGAACTAGACAATCAACAAGCATAGGACTGTAGTAGCTGTGATCTAGTTCCCAAAACTTGTGTTTGAACAAAGACCCGTGCATTGATCCAAGGTTATCATAATAGTCCCAGCGATCAAATGGGTTAGCCAGTTCTATGCATATATTTAAAATGTTCACGGTGCCAGCTCTCTCAATTCAGCATCCAAATCGTTTTCAACAAATTTGGCCAGGAAGTCAAAATTAGCTTCGGCACGTTGGACAGCTGCCCAGGCCTTGGCCATGGCCACATTGTTTTCAATTAGAGTTTTACGATTCAACTCCAACTGTCGTTGTGTACGTGCCCATTGAAGTAGATCCTGTGTTTCCGGATCCAAACTAACGCTGGCATATCCTGTGGCCAATTGCTGCCATGTGCTGCCATCAAACACTTGATAGTCATTGCCCTTTACACGTATCACACCTTGCATGGGGTTCTCGCTGGAGGGATTGATATATTGAATTGTTGTGTTGCCACCATTGACCACAACGCCGGGTCCGCCCATTACATTCTTTATCATTCGTCGTCATCCTCTTCCGTCACAGGAGCCACATCAGCCTGTGCTGGCCTGCCTGCTTTGCGTGGAGCACCCCAAGCTGATATTGGAGCACCTTCTACCCTACCCGATACCCCCGAGGGTATTTGCTGTATCTTACCACCCTTGGCTAAAAACTCTGAAATAGGGTCCAGCTGTTTATCATCGCTCATGTTCTAAGTCCTTTAATGTCTTTGTATTCTACCCTGATGTAACTAGTATACTGGCCATCCAGCTTGATGGGCAAGTCCAAATGGATGCTTACCCTGACACCCTCTGTTTCATTACGCAGGTTGTCCGTATAGGCTGTACCCACCCAGGGTATGCCCATGTATCGACCCTCCACCCTGTCACCAAATTGATATCGGGGCTTGGGCCTGTGCAGGGCAAAGTATTCGGCTAGGGTCATTCGCTGGCCCACCTCAAAGTAAACCAATTCAATTCTTTCTCTGTGGCAAAGTACAGACGTTTGGCTCCATCGTCTGTGTGCCAAGCCCATTTGACTTCATCGCCCCAGGCCTTGCTGTTCCACTCTACAGCCATGTCACGTTCCAAGCCCGGACCCCACGTGTCCCAGCACCAATTGCGCCATTCAAAGTAGCGCAACTTGTCCTCCAAGTGCATGGTCCAAATGGGCATGACATAATGGCTAAAGTACTTATGGCCTTTATGACGTCGATCCAACGGACTAACCCTAAATGATTTCATGTGCAAACAGCCCTATGTTCAATGGTATATTCGGGAATGGTTATGTCACTGAGTATCCATGCCCAAAACAGCGTGGCAACTAAAAAGCCCAGAATGAATTGGCGATACTTCATCAGTCCCTGCGACCTGGCAATGGAGGAGTTACCTTAACTGGAAAGGCTGGCTCAGTGGGCTTGGCTATGAACTTGATGTCATAAGTAGCCTGGACGGCCCGCATGAGCGTTTGTCTAGTGCTTTCAGCCACACCCAAATCATAGGTTGTGCCACAGGCATGATTGATATTGGCATCAGCCAGCTGTTGCAGAACATCAGTTAAAAGTAACTCGCTGAAACGCTCAATTGAGGATGGCTGGCTACTCATGCGTATATTGCCCAAGGTATAGTTGTCAATTGGAGGTGCTGTGGTTATGGCCCAAAGCTCTTTAATTTTTTTATTCATCATAGTGTATTTTCCTAGTGTTAAGCGGGCACCAACTCAGCCGTATGCTTACAAGCGCCCCTGAATGTATAACCTGGACAAGTACAAGTGCCTTGCTCCATGTCAACCACATACTTAGCTCCTTTTGAGCCCAGGACCTCACGAATGTGTGCCAATTGCTCCGGCACTTCCTGATCAAATGGATTGGGCTCAACCGCAACAAACTTACGTCCCCGACGATCAATGCGTATGGGAGCCTTGAAGTAAAACGGCTCCATAGTGCCCGCACGAATATAGGCCAACATCTTATCACCCTCTAACAAGTAAGTGTGATTGATGCTCAAACCTTCATCCCATTGTGTAGTTTCTAAGTAAGCTGTGGCCATGTGTGTCTCCTTATACTAGATATTATAACAGAATAAATTGGGCGAGTCAAGCAGATATTTTGCCCGCAAAGCGGTAGCGGAAAATTTTTGAGCTAGTTGTCCCTAAATCAAATCAAACCTTTCGGCAAGCCCCGTGTGCTCACAGAGCTTGACTCAGGGACTCATATAGTATAAACTAGCTAGATGATCAAGTACACAAGTTTAATTATGTCAGCATATCTAGTGACAACTCTAAGTGGTTGCGCAGTTTATACCGGCATAAGCATAGTGAGTACTGTATCAACTGGTAAGAGTATTGGTGAACACACAGCTAGTCAACTAACTGGATATGACTGTGGAGTTAAGAATTGGATCAAAAATCAAACATACTTGTGCGAACAACATCGTGACGCTGGAACACACTATGTAAGCAGCTTAGATTGATTGTGACTATAAGTGTCTAACTAGTACTAGTGACAAGCCAAATATGACTATGACAGCTAGTACACGTAGTAGTCCAATGATAACAGCTAGTATGAGTTCGTCGAGTATGCGCATAGTATGAGTAGTATGAGTATGGGTAATAGACCCCGCTGCTATATGACGAGATCTAATTTGGGTCGGGCAACTAGTAATGAGTCTGCTAATAACGCTAGACTCAAACGGTCTTCCCGTATGTAGAAGCGTATGCCCAAAGGTTGCGCATAGTAGCTGTGTGAGCAGAAGCCCAATTGATCTAGAGTGTAGGGATCGTCTGAGTATGAGTCATAACAGTATAAGCGCATCATGTATATATCTGGGTACGCAGGAAAAGGCCCCGCTGCTAGTAAGTTGTTGCATGGTGATATACGATAGTGCATAGTGTAGGGACCGGAACCGTTTGAGTGGGGAAGGTTGGGAGGGAAGTTGAGAGGGAATTGAGAGCATACCATTTAAACATAGCCTGTCTCGACCTCAACCATTCTTCACTGTAGACACCGTACGACACGGTACCCCTGGCACGGTTCTGACTCTTATTCAAGATCTTGTCACACTTTATTGCACTTTATCACACTTTTCAGCACTTTTCTAATGATTAGGCCCCGCTGCTAGCGCCTATACGCCGGGTGGTCTGATCTATCTCACACTTTTCTACACTATAGATCTGAAAGTCACAGACATATAGTATACAGTACTAGTACTCTGACTCGACCACTGCAGCGATTCTGGGACTTTGTCAAGTCGACACATTGACTCTAAGACCCCGCTGCTATATACAGCGTACACAGGATATACTATCATATCAACACGGTAGTTTATTGGCCTAACCATTAAATACAATATACAACCGGAGGGAATAAGATAATGATTACAACCAAGGTAGTTATACAGTTGCCTACTCACACTGCACATGTGCAAGTAGATGATCGCGGTGTTATACAGATATTCAAGTATACACAATCAAATTGTGACTTTGCCATATTCGATCACGGTAGTAATTTGGATGCTAGCGATTATATTACCGAACCTTTGCCCAGAACCTTTATGCGCATAGTGGTCAATGGTGAAGATGACTGTGCTTATTAATAGTCGTGAGCAACGTCCATCCCGCGTTATAGTGCTTCGAACCTTTAGTCTATTATACAGCTAGTCTAGTATCTTGTCAACTGGACTAGCTTACATGCTCCAGTAGAGTTCACTGGACGGATCGCATGCACGGGGCGTATCATGCGCAATTTGAATTGGCTTGCCCGTCATGAGGTTTGTAACCCATTTCATACTAGGGTGACATTCAAAACGCCAGCCTTTGGTTGCGGGGTAGAGATCATAGATTTCATTGCACTCTCGTCGCATGCTGTCTTCAGTACGGTCATGCCATACTGTAGTTGAAAACAAGCGTTCACCCGTTCGAGTACGCCGGTCTGCTTTATAGATATACATGGTCCAATCTTGCTTCATAGCTGCTCCTTAGAGATATTGATCGTTAAGTTCCGGTTGCATCAGCTTGACCAGCTCTCGCTCGTAGGCATATGCTTCGGCCCTGCCCCTTACTATGTCTATGACCTGATGAGTCCAGCCCGCCCAATTGCCCTGCTTGATGTACTTGTACAGCTCCCAGTCCCTGTCTTCGTTGCGGGCTCTGCTTATATGCTTGCGCCAGCGTTCCTTCACAGCTGCTGCAACTGTAACAGTACCCTTGCGGGTAAGCCCAATGTAAGCTAGCTCTTTGTGCAGAGCAACATAGATTACAAAGTTGCTGTCTTTACGTGCTGTTCTCTTCGTCATGTTGTAATTATAGCGCCAAAGTTCGAGTGTGTCAACAACCCTGACGCCGGTAGGGTCTTTATTTTTGACTTGACGTTTTGGGCTAAGTGCGCTATAATTAGCACATACACACAAAGGAGCTAAAATGTTAACACAATGCATAGCAAAAGCAAAATTAGTTTACAACAAAAAACTACAGTCTTACAAGCTAGTTGTCGCGTTTAATGCGCACAAGCAGTTTAAAAAAGACAAATACGGTAACGAGAAAGTAGTATATGCTTTCCCTACACAAGCAAAGTGTGCTTATGTTAGCGGGGACTTACTTGCTAACAACTTGCAAAACGAGCTTGCAAGTGTGCTCCCTATAGTATACAGCACAATACGCACAAACAGCGTAGAATTTGTAGACTAAAAACAACACAAGACCCTACAGCTAGTAGGGTCATTGACAAAGTTCTCAAACTGTGCTATAATACATTTTTAAAGGAAATACATGTTACAAGTTACACAATACGCAAACGGCTTCTCAGCGCAAAACAACGACGTTAAAAATTGCGAAGCTATAGTTTTTGCGGAAGCAGTGCGTACGGGCAAAACAATGTTGCAAGTGTTGCAGTACGTACTAGAAGAAGACGACAGCGATACTAACTTGCTGTGCGCTTGCGAGACGCTACAAGAAACTATTACTAACGCATATAAAAAGCAAATTATTTCCGACTACTTAGACGAGCAACTGTACAAAGTGCAAAACGCATAACCCTACAGCCCGTAAGGGCTTTTTATAGCGCATTTGACATTTTGGCTAAAATGCGCTATAATAAGTTTTTAAACAATGCAAATAGGAGCGAACTATGCAAACAGTATACACAACACTACACACAAACGGAAACGGCTATTGGAGCAACACAGCAAAAGCTGTTGACATTACGAAGCTGGACTTGCAGTACATTACAAACGAGAGGGATTTTGGCGAGCTGTGCGTACACTTTGCAACAGACGAGCTGGGATGCAATTGCTGGGACACAGCTACAAACGGACTTATATACACAGATAAACTGTTTATGCAGGAACTACGTGCTTACTTGCAACAGCTGGGCTTTACAGCAGAAGAAGCTAACGACGTGGAGTACAGCGAGCAGGGGATGCAAGGGGAGCATTACGTTAGCTGTGACGTGGGTTTGGCGTTTATTAACGGGCTTACACGTTTGGACCCTGCACATGTGCAAAGTGTATATGAGGAGTGTGCGGATATTTAAACACTACTAGCTGTAGGGTTATTATAGCGCATTTGACGTTTTGGATAAAATGTGCTATAATTAGTTTTTAAGGAGCACACAATGCGTAAAGTTAAAGTTGTAAGCGTAGAGGACGGCGGCTACTATAGTAGCGCATATGCTAGCGGTAATACTGTAAACGTTACACTACAGC